TGTATATCCTGTGCCACCTCAATAAAGTGAATTAGTTTGTCAGCATCAGTACTACCACTAATTATTGACTTAGCTTTTAAATCTTGTATTGTTATGAATAATGCTTTCATATGCCTAAAGTCTTTCTTATTTTATTTAAAGTACTTCTATAAGCACCTCTATCTGCTCTATCTATCATTCTTTCACCCATCTCACTTGGGTTTTTAGGTTCTTTTAAACCCTTTTCGTAAGCATTAGATGAATCAACTTGCTTACCATCTTTCTTCTTGTAAACTCTTAACTCCCAATAGTGATGACAGTTCTTACCACCTTTGTATTTTAGTAAACTGTAGTTTCTACCTTTATGACCTAACTCCTTGTTTACACCTCTAAAAGACATCATATTAATATCTTCCTTTCTGAATACAACCTTTCTACCTGTTAACACTTCCATTCTCTTACAAAAGTCTCTACTATTCGGAGACTTTCTCTCTGGCATATAAGCGTATCTAATTTTATATACACCATCGTCTTCAGATGACGCTTTATCAGAATACTTGATTTCAGCCATTTTAACGGACTCATTTTCGTCTTGGTATATCTCACTATGGATTACCTCCCAATCATCGCTTAAAACCTCTCCTAAGGCTTCTAATTGGCTAATCATATCATCACCTTCCTCTTCAGAAAAGTCTTTATTCTCTTCAGCAGATAATTTCTCACCTGTTTCCTCTTCTTTTCTAATCTTAGTAGATACGTTATCTAACTCTGTAAATTCGATTGGTTGTAGAGTAGTAAAGTATAAATCTTGGTATATCTTGTTAAATTCAAGTATCTCTGTTAATCCATAAATAATACCATCTTGAAATGGTCTGATAATTACGTTATCCATTAATACAGATGCAGTTCTTAATTCTTCTGCATTGTTACCAAAACCTGTGTTGTCTTTAATACCTAAAAGTATTGGAGATACAATTCCGTGTCCTAACATTATCTTCTCTCTTGCCTCATCAGATAAGAATTGATATTGTGCGTGAGCATCTGGTAAGTGTATAGCCTCTATATCAGCTTTAGTTTCTGCTGATTCGTTAAATGCAATAATTGCTTTACCACTATTAGAACTACCACTAAACTTTTGGTTAATCTTACTCTCTATAGAATGTTGAGTTTCTGCGTTAGGTATTCCATTGTTAAAGTTTATAAATAAACTTGGTTGTAACCCATTCTCTATATTAGATAAATGATAGTTAGATACCTCTGCTTCTAATTCTGTATATTGTAAACACGCTTGGTAATCTACAGTAGAGTAGTAATAGAAACCACTTCTGTAAGGTTTGAATACATAAAGTTCGTTTACTTGAGATTTACTACCATTACCAAATGTAGGTATTCTTTTAGGACTATCTGAGTTTTTACAGTCCTTCCAAGATGGATGATAGTAATAAGCCTTTATAACACCTTTAGTAGCCTTCTCAGCTCTAAGAGTCTCCATAGGAAAGTGAGATACCTTTAGTATCTTTGTTTTAGCCTTGTTGTATGTTAGTTGCATAACACCTTGACCTAACAACTTATAATCATTAACAAGTCTCTTAACTTCTCTTGGTCTAAGTAGTTTCTTCATTCTAACATAATCTTCAGGAAATAAATCTGAATTAGTAGATTCTAAACCTCTACCGTAAATCATATCAACAATACCGTTAATACATCTACCATTAGTAGGACTGTCAAGGTATCTATCTATAAGATTATCAAAATAATCGTTATTATCCCCAAATGCAACCCACTCTTTATTGTGAACCTCTTTGATTGTAGGAACTTGGTAAGAAGACATATTGACAACTCTAATGCTATCTTTGTATTCTTTACTAACTGTATTTTTCTTATTTAAACTCATTATATTATGTATGTGTTATCATCTACTGTACTATAAGGCTTGTAAATTGTGCCATTACCTATTTCGTGTTTCTCAGTTACTCTTTCAGAAGCAGTCTGAGATGTTACGTATATCTTGTCTCTATACCACAATTCATCATCTTTAGTTATCTCTAAATAATAAGTAGAATCCTCTTCAAGTATTGTTGATTGAAAAGTAACTTCAGTAAAGTTCACTATATTGCTTAAAGTAGCGTTTGTTATAGATTCTTCCTTACCATCACCATCTCTTCTTATATTTAAAACAAATGCTCCTGACAAGTCTGAACTTCTCGGTGCAATAGTTATTGTTTTATCTCCTACTGTTGGTTGTAATATTAACATACTATGATAACTAAATAATTTATTTTTGTTTTATTTAATAAAAAAACCCCACCAAATGGTAGGGCTTAGTTTAATTGATAAATTACTATTATACAATAGTAAATCCAGCAGCAGTAATGTTTTCAGCAGGGGTATTTCCTGAAGCTGCAACGTTAATGAAGTTTGCAGGTGCTTTTTCCATACCTGTAAAACTCAAAGTATATCCACTCATATCAGCCATAGCTCCTCCTGTTACTACAGTACCTCCTGTTACGTCAGCACCATATTCAGCACCAGCTAAGAATACATTTCCGTTATTGTCTTCGATAAGAATGTTTGGTCTTCCGAAAGATAATAATTTAATAGTATTGTGGTCTTCTTTAGTTAATTTTTTAAGTGTCAACTCTAACACTTGCTCAAAAGCAGTAGTTCCATTCTCTCTACTTGATTGAATGTTTTCTGTATAGGTGGAGTTTCCTCTAACCTCGTATTTGTAAGCATTTGGAGAACCAGTAACTGCATCAATTACATCTACATCTGTAGAATCATATGTTATACCAGTTATATCTCCAAAATTCACAAAATATACAGCATTGATTCCTCCAACACTATCTTTACAAGGTTCTGTTCTACCTAAAGTAATATCACAAGCCATAATATTTATTTTTTATTTATTAGTTATAAAAAAGGGTAAGCAGATTAACCACCTACCCTTTTATTTTTAATTGAGCTAATTATTAGTTAGCAGAGTTGGTGATACCGTAAGTTACGATGTCTTCTACAACTCCGTACTGTACACCAGCAGTAAATCTCATAATGATTCTTACGTTTTGAGAACCATCTAAGTCAGCCATATCTAAAACTTTTACTTCTTGGTGGTCTGATAATAAACCAGTTCCAAATTGTAAATTATCTTTAGTAGTTGCTACGGCAGTATTTGCTGCTAATCCGTTAGCCATAAAGATTTTTACACCATCAAAGTATAAGATGTTGATGTCTTGGTTGTTTCCTTGAGAACCTACACCAGCAGCACCTTGTCCTCCAGATTGGAATCCTCCTAATGCTCTCTTGTATGCTCTAAAGATGTTTTGAGAAACATAGATGAATAAATCATCTCTTCCGTATAAAGCAGAAGGAATAGCGTCTACTACTTTTCCTAATTCAGCAATTACGTTTCCTGCATTTACAGTAGTTCCAGCAACCTCTTGTGCAGCTGGTAAATCAGCATCAGCAGCTAATAAAGTAGAGAATCCATCAAATGAACCTTCTCCGTCTGCTCCAGCCCATATGTTCTGCTCATTCTTTTGTGCTACTTTAGCAGCAACATAAGAAATTAAGTAGTCTTGGAAAGAAGATGGTAAGTTATCAAATGCAGAATATCCCATTTGGATTGCATCCCAATCTGAACGGAAATCTTTCTTACATAATTCTAAGTTAACTTGTAATTCCTTTGGTTCAAGGATTCTTTCAGTTAAAGTCAAAGTTGAAGTGTCATTGAAGTCACAAGTACCATTCTTAGTGATACCATCTAATTCCAATCTTTTAACAACCTCTTTGAACTTTACGTTTGGTCGGATAGTTAATCCACCATTTGCAATAGTGTTACCTGAAAGTAAAGCAGCAGAAATATATTTCCCTGCGAATTCTCCAGCGTAAGTTGTAGTAATACTTGTAGTAGTAGCCATTTTGTCTAATTTTAATTAAATAACATTCTATTGACTCTTTGTTCAATAGTCATAGATTTGTTTGGGTTTGATAATAAATTCTTTTTCTTTTCGATTTGAGCCTCTGGAGAATGTACAACTTCTTCTACATTTTCAGATAATTCAACTTCTTCTTGTTTAGATAACTCAGCAGGAACTTCCTTAGCTTCTCCCATTGGTTTATCCTCGATTAATGCTTTAATCATCGCAAGTAGTTCTGATTTTACTGCTGCTAACTCATCAGAAGTAGCATAACTCATAGCAGGTGCTTCAACTTCCTCCTCGATTACAACCTCTTCTTCAGGCTCTTCAGCAAGTACAACCTCTTCCACTTCCTCTTTTACTTCTTCAGTTACTTCCTCTGTAGATAATTCTACTGACTCTTCAACTGCAATGTCTTCTGCTTTAATCTCTTCTTTAGAAAGATTTAAAAGTTCCTTGACATTATTAAGGATTTCTGTCGCTTTCATACTTATTGATTTATATTAATATAACTATTTAAAAATTTACTGTCGTATTTTTACTCCTCTTCTTGCTTGTGAATTGAGCCTATACCTTGCTTCCAGTACTCATCTGCACTACACTTTCTTTTCTTTGAGTACTTATCACATTCTATAGAGTAAGTATTCTTACACTTGCAATATTTAGCTCTCATTGTCTATCTTTTTTAGTTTGCTTATTGCCCAATTAACACCTGCTGAACCACCCCAAGCATCCCACATAATACCACCACATCCTTCTGAATAAGGTACGTCTTTATGTTGCTGATGTCTTTTGAAAGATGCCATTCTTGCAATAGTATCTCTACTTAAAGGTTCTCTGTTAGCTAATTGATTTGCTCTTGTCCAACCAACACTTGTACCACAAGAACTTCCGTTCTCTTTCTTGTACTTTAATGCTCTTTTAGCGTTGTTAGTTGCCCCTTGTGGATAATCAGTATAAGACTTTAATTCTTGCTCTTTGTATTTCTTAGGCTTAGTATGTACCCAACCTTTTTTAGTGTACTTGTCGTGTTCTTCTTCATTCATTATCTCAACACTTTCACCTGTCTCAGGATTGTACATAACGTGAGGGTATTCTACTAAGTCCTCTTTTAATTTATCGTCTTCAATTATTAATCTCTTTATCTCTTCTAACACACTACTCGCCTCAACTTCTTCAATATCCTCTACATTGTCGCTAAACATACCTTCGATACTTAATCCTAAGTATTTACCTTGCTTAACATCTTCCCATACCTCATCATTGTCTATTTTCATAGTAACTGCCCAAGCACCTTTTACTGCGTTTAATCCATATAAAGCAGTTTTATCTTTCCCTGGGTCTTCTACTATCCAAGACTCTATAACAGATACACCTCCTGTAAATTCAGCGTGTTCTAATGTTGTATTGTTGTTTTTAAGACGTTTTAAGTATAGTTCAGACGCTTTTCTTACTGTTTCGGTAGAGAACGTTATATTGTACTCATAGTCTCCCTTACGTCTGTATATTAGCTTATTTGGCACTAATGCTAAACCAACGATTATTCTCTTTTCTGAATCAACAGTTTTAAACTCTACTTTATGTTTGCTTAAAGCTACAAAGTTCTCTTCGATAGCAGGAAACTCAACTAAAGATATAGCTTCAATTCCATCTTCCTCTTTTGATTCGTCTATAAATAATTCTATTGTATCTAATCCTTCCATATTTAACTTATTTATATTATGTTAACTTATTTTGTTTTATTTTGTTTTATTTTAAGTACCTGCTTGACCTACAATCATACCATCTAACTGTTGTTGGGTAGTAACATCTCTTGATACTACATATGCTTTTAATGGCTTACCGAATTGTGCTTGTATAGCGTTTATAAGTAAGTTGTCGTTAGACCTCCCTACTATGTTAAACGAAGGTTCTGCACGTTCAGATGCTCCTCCACCTGCTCCACCACCAGAAGTAGTGTTAATAGGTGTGGATGCTGCTTCTGGTTGAAATTTCTGTCTTGCAATAATAGCTACTTGAGCCATACCTGCACCAATAACAGCAGTCATAGCAGCAATCTTAGCAAAAGCACCTCCATAAGTTTCTCTGGATGCACTAATACCTGCTGCTATTGTATCAGCAACTGCAATAGATATGTTAAACGCTTTTTGTGTATCAAACGCTTTTTTCTTAATCTTGTTTTGTTTTTTTCTTAACTCTTCATCATTTATAGCTATTTGATTTTGTATCTTAGCTCTTTCGTCTTTAGATAGATTTTCATTTAATAATCTATCATTTAATTCTTTATTTAAAACATTAGTTTTGTTTTGCTCTATAGTTAATTGCCTATCAGTTTCTCCTTGAAGAAAGTCGCTAACACCACTCATTAACTGCTTATATTTGTCTAAGTAAAAGGTTAAATCCTCGAGGTCTTCTGGGTCTGGATTGTCAATCTTAGGCTTGATTACAAGTGTTCCTGTTATTTTAGCAGTATCACTTATTCCGTCAAAATCTTCATCTTTAACAACGTCTTCAAGACCAGCTATTTCTCTGTAATAAGACTCTATAAATTTACCTTCAAATACATCTCCAGTACCTTCCTCTAAAAGAGATTTAGCTAAATCTGCACCATTTTTCTTAAACATTTTAAGAAACTTATTAACTCTTTTTTCAGACTCTCCAAGAAGTTCATCTCTTTTTTCTGTATCTTTTTCTATAGCATTTGAAACTGCTGCACTTGTTCCTATTACCTTAGCTGATATAGCTCCAAAAAGTGTTTCAAGGAAGTTAAGTTGGTCTCCAGCCTCCTCTGCCTCAATTTTAGCCTGAATGTTCATCTCCTTAGTTATAAGATTGGCTAAGGCTTTAGCTTTGGCATTTTTTACAAGAGCAATAGAATGTTTGTCTATAGCTATTCTCGAAGCATCTGTGAGATTACCATTATCATCTAACTCAATATTTAAATCCTTAAACTCTTCGTTAGCTTTCTTAACTAATTTGTTTTTATCATCAAGAGAGACGTTAGAATCGTCTAAAGCTGATTTAAGAACTAGCAACTTAGTAGTTTGAAGACCAAACGTTTTAGTTAGAGAGTTAGTTTCCTCCGCAGTCTTTTTTTGAGACATAGCCATCTTTTCAAAAGCAGATATAATTATTTGAATAGTTAATAGAACTGCATTGGCTTTTATTCCTTTAATAAGATTTTTTAACGCACCATTGAAACCAACTACTTTACCTGTAGCTTCATCAACCTTATTACTCATAAAACTGAATTGAGAAGCGAATTGAGACAAGTTATTCGCAACACCTCGAATACCATAAGGTGCATCAGATATAGCTCTACCTAATTCAAGCGTTGCTGATGTTGCTGCACCTGTAGCGCTTTTAACTTGGCTTTGAGTTTTAGCTAACTTCTCATATTCTTTCCTTGTTACATTTATACTTTTTAATGTAGCTCCTGAACCTGTTTTACCTATAGTCTCATTTAGTTTTTTAGCAGATTTTTCAGCATTTTTAACCGTAAGGTCAATGTCTTGAAACCCTTTTTGAGTAGATTTAAGTTTAATAATGTTACCATCATCATCAACAACTACTTTAAATATAATTTTTTCGTCAGCCATTATCTTGTTAGTTTTTTTCTTTTTATACTTGTTTTTAACTCTCTAAAACTTGAAGGCATTTCATATAGTCCTTTAGCTATATTGATATCCTTGTCTTCAATTAACCATTCGTTATTCCTTAGTAATTCTAATGTTTGTCTTATCATTATTGTGTTGTATTTGCCGTTATTGGACCTGCAAGAGTTGATTCGTTCCCAGAAGCATCAAACGCACTTACATAAACTGTATATTGTGTTTGTGGTGATAATCCTGTTACCTCATACGTTGTTACATTACCTGCTGCAAGAATTATATCTCCTTGATTTAAGTCTATATTGTAACCTACAACACCAACGTTATCTGTTGAAGCAGTCCAAGTTATTGAGAAACTCGTAGAAGTCTCTGAGCCTTGAACTAACTGTAAATTAGTAGGTGCAGTTGGTGCTTCGTAATCAATAGGAGTATTTACGTAATCGTTAATTAACTCTATCTCTGATTTACCTGTGTAAAAATCTGTCTCTATTGAATTAATCTTATAACTTTTACCTGAATAAATAAATCTATCTGCTAATGTGTATTTGTATA